CCAAACACTTTAACAGTGTCATTTAAGTTCTTAGTGATAATCAAATCTCTCTCAACAAAATCATCTCCAACTTTTGTAAATACTTTTTCACCTTCAGTAAACGCTCTTGCTGATTGAGAAACCTGAAATACTGGGTAATTTGTTTTCTTGATAACAGACGCAAACGAATTCTGAGATGTTACTGCAATGCCAGGATTTGCTGAAACAAATTGTGATGCGTCAAATACTAACTTTGCTGGATTTGTATTTGAATATGCAATTACATCGTAGAAATTATATTTGTTATCAGCTGAATTAAAACCATCACCCTGATTTAATATGTTTACTATACCCTCAACAAATACCTTATCACCAACAGCGAATGGTGCAGCAGTAAATCCAGTGATTGGTGTTGCTAGGAAACAAGTGACTATACCTGCTGTGTTTGTGAAACAACTATTAATACCAATACCATTGTCGTTGTTTTCTGCAAAAACTAAGTTTGTAATTTCATTAAGACCAACAGGTGTCTCTAATATTTCTATTTCACTAATCGCTGCACCTTGTATTTTTGCTTTTAAGACCCCTGTATCATATTTTATTCCATTCTCTGGGTTTACAAGAGATAAATCTGGTGGAGAACTATAACCCTTACCACCATCTACTATTTCAATACCAACTATCTCATTTCTATCAACAACAGTAATGTTTGGTGATATAAAAACTTCTGGATTTAAAGTTTTATCTGCAGAGAAATCAAATCCTTGATCATTAATTGTAAATTCTTTAATTCTACCAACTGTCTCTGAAACAGGTATTATATCTGCATTAATACCATTCGTTGATGCGATGCTTACAAACTCAGGTAGTTTTTTGTAGTTTGCACCACCAAATGTTAGAGATAAGGAACCAACTCCACCTTCTGCAGCGTATGACTTAGTTGTATATGATATATCTGCAGTGGTTTTTATATACGATAATTGTTCTGGTGACTCATTAACAGATATATCAAAAGTAGTAGCACCTACACCTGAGATGGTATATGTATTATTATAACTACTATCTTCAAAAGTTATTTCAGAATAATTTTCAACATCAGTATCAGCAGTGCTTATAAATCCTGCTTTTTCTAATGAGTAGTAAATTTTTGATGGTAGAGAGTCATCATAGTAAACAGTTGTAGTGCTACCTGCACTAATTACACTAAAATTGAGTGTTGATCCTATTGAAACTAATTCATTGTTAAATTGATTATCATAGAATACCTTTAAATTATATCCAGTGAGTGAAGCATCACCAGTGTTGAAAACAAGATTGTTATTTTTAATTACTGGAATAACTGGATTTATTTTACTGATCTCATGTAGAGATCCCTGTGACTGAAGATCAATAACTAAAGGTGGTTCACTTAAACTATCCTTTCTAGTGAGAGAAAGGTTAAATTTATTATCATCAATTCTATGAACAAAGTATGATCCAGTGCCCAAACCACTTATAAAATTACCTGAATCATAAAATACCTTCTCACCAGTTTCAAATCCATGAGATGTTAATTCAAATTCGTTTCTGGTTAAATTTACTGAGGTAGATCCAAATGATATTGGATTTACTATAATTTTATCGTTTTCTGAATTATATTTTAGTAAAATAGATTCTGATGTTCCTACACCTAGAGATTGTTTTGGTTTAACAGAAAGTGTGATTATATCTCCGTTTTCTAAACCATGTGCAGTTGATATTGCTAATGTGGATTTAATTTTTTCAACTCTAGCAGTCTCTTGAGAAAAGTTAGATTCAATAGAGTATTCAAAATCAGAATCATTATTGTTTGAATTGAATGATCTGAAGAATAAACCATCTGTGCTAGTAGTTAGTCCCACCTCTGTGGTTAAACCTATTAGATTCTTTGATTTATTAATTACAAATAATGTTTGTGACTCACCAGACTCAGGAATATTAAATGTAGCACTATCACTAGTGTTCGACACAACAATTCTGGTGCTGCCTCCTTTTGTTAGTGTAACCCGTTGATTTTGTGTAAATGGGTGATTAGGTATGAATATACTTTGATTTGGTATAGATGTTGGTATGGGTATATTACCAATTACAATGGTAGATATTCCACTTTGACCAGAGACTGTTCCTATTCCTAGTTCCTGAGTTGGATTAAAAAATATTTTGTTATCTAATTTTGATTCAAAATAAGGTGTATTCACGGGCACTGTGAATTTATCAGTAATTTCAACCAATTCTGTTGATGCTGTATGAATTCCTGCTGTGTGTTCTGTAATTGCACGAATTACTCTTCTGTCTGGGAAGATATTTAACACAGACAATCTAGCTGTACCTATTCCTATAGTTGATCCTACAGATATATTTGGTATGGTAGAAACAAATACATCAGTTACTATACCTGCTGCAGTTATTGCTGGAGTGTCTACTATCAATTTTGTCTTCTCTGACGATACACCTATTACATGCTCTCCATTTAATTTTGCAATAAATGTGGATATTCCCGAAATAACAACTGTATCATTATCAAGTAAAGTATGAGGATTATTTGTATGAACTGATATCTCACCAGATTTGTTCCAAATCAATTTCGCATTCTGATAACCTTCTTTGGTTGTTACTAAATTTTCTACAGTTTTTCCAGTGACCGATGCTACCGAAGCACTGATGCCACCACCGTTTGTTCCTGAATTATCAAAATTAACTAAATCACCTACTTTGTATCCCTGACCTACTTCATGTATATCAAATGATTTAACTGATCCTTTACTTACAGACTCAATTGTAGAACTCTGCAGTAGAATTTCATTGGGTTCATTAATAAAGTCATTATCAGAACCAGAATCACCAACTGCATAAGGTAAAGTATTTCTTATTAAATCTGAATTATTAAAATCAAATGTTTGATCGAAAGTCTGTTCAATTAATTTTGATCTGTATGAATTACCTATGTAATGTGGGAATACAGATGTTTGAGTATTTGTATTAATTCCTACGAAATATGCATAAACTCCATTTGGATACTCAGGTGTTTTTCCATATCTACCGTTATGTTTATCTAAATCTCCAGAATTATCAAATTTATAATCATCTACAAAGAAACCATTTGTGAATCCAGATGGTCTATCCACAACATCAGAGGTTGATAAGATGTAACTAGTTGATAAATTTCTTATCTGGGAGTTTGCGTTTGAAGGATCATCATATCCATACGGACCATATATTGGGTTTCCATCATATGCCCAACCTATTATTGGAGAATGATCAATACTGTTATCACCAAATTCAGACAAACCAATAGCAGTGGTGTATCCAACTACACCATACTGTAAACCGTCCTCAGTATCGACCAATATCTCATCTCCATGTCTTTGGTGATTATCGAGTGTTAGGTGCCTCACAGACGCTTCTAGGGATGCATTAGAACCCCTAGAAGTTACCTTAACAGAAGTAGTTGATGCAGTGTATCCAATACCACTATTCACTACCACTACGTCTACCACTTTTTGATTTTCAATTACTGCTCTTAATTTTGCACCAGTTCCTGAACCGATACCTACAACTTCTAAATCTGGAGGTGAAGTATATTCACTACCTGTATTTGTAACTTGAACATTAATTATTTTTCCATCATCAATTATTGGTTTAAACTCTGCACCTTTACCAGTTTTTACGGTAATCGTAGGTTTTTTATGGAAATTAATTGTAGTTGAACCATATCCAGTTCCTGCATCATACAAATAAACATCAGATATTGAACCTTTTATTACAGGAGTTGCAGTAATTACCCCCACACCACCAATAATATCTGCATTTACTGTAACAGTAATTGTGGGATATGCAAAAAACTGTTCACTACTACCTGCAGAAACTATATTTACATAGTTATTTCTATCATAATTTGCAGAAATTGTTCCTGCAACTCCAGCATTTGCTAATCTAAACTCATTTTCATTTAATTTAATTACTTTATAACGTATATTTTTATCTAAACCACCGATTTCTGTGCCATCAGTATCATATGTAACCACTTCTCCATCATTAAATCCATGATTTTTGAAGAAAATGGTGTCGTGTGCTGTGCTAATTCCTGTGGGTTGAACAATCAATTTACGATTTTCAAAATCTGTTCCTGCATTTATTATAGAAATTTTAGAAATCGTGTTATTTGCCTTCTTAGTTCTGAATTTGTGGATGCCTGATGTCTCCGCAGTCGTAAAACCAACGGTGTTTATACCTGCAGAGTAGTCCGCTTGAGTCTCATACAGGTTTATTGTTTTGTTATTTACAACTTCTGCGACATAAACTGACCCATTATTAAGAGTTAATCCTGTGATTAAATTAATTCCATCCTGATAAGCAGTGGTGCGAATACCTACTCCAATAGCAGTATTACCATTTCTACTGTAAATTAATTCATCACCACTAATTAAATTGTGATTTTGTGGGAAAGTAATATTATCGTTAGTAACATCAATTCCACCACCAACTGTAGATTGTCTACCATCAAATGTTAGAGTTCTATGTCTCTCCTCAAGTTGAGCATCTAAAACTGCTCCTGTGGAATTACCACCTGCTATTGTTACTGATGATACCTTCTTTACATCAAAATCTTGAGGATCAATTAATATATCCACAAGTTTTCCTTTTACATTAGGTTGAACTAATGCAGTTGTTAAACCTGCCTCCACTGTTATTGCTGGAAGATTAACAACATCAAAGTTAGATCCACCATTATACACTCTAACACTCTCTAACGGTCCGTAGTAGACTTTATCCTCTGACTTATAGTTTATAACCTCTACACCATTTACAAGCATTCCAAGGGCACCTGGTGTTGTTACAGTATTCTCTCCAGTTTTTACATCAAGATTATATGGAAACTTACGTAATAACTTCTGAGGATGTATAAATTGAGTCTTTTGAGTTACTAAAGTAAACTTGTGAAATCCAGATGTTGCTGGTGCTGAGAAATATTCACGAGTTGGAGTAGTTGGATTATCTGCATCAATTAATGATCTAGATCTATATAACTGTATTTTTTTCTTATCTGCTAATACTTTTACGAAATATGAAACACCATCCTCTAACCCATCCAGATTATTATTCTCAGCATTGTAAATAACCTCTTCACCAGTTCTGAAAGGCACATTACTATTAAACACCAAAACACTGAATTTGAGTTTATTAGTATCAAACTCTTGCAAATTAGTAGAAACAAGAGATGTAATTATTGCCTGATCAAGATTCTTAGTTAATGTGTATGATGGAAGTGAACTAGCAGCAACATAAAAACAATTTTCTTTCTCTGTATATAAATTTTGTATATCTGCAGTAATTAAGTCGTTTCCATATATTAAAGGTGCTCCACTACTATTGACTGTTTCTAATTTTCTACGTATAGAATACTCTGTAGTTGCAGAAGGAGACCCACTTAAACCGCCTAGAGTGACTTGTTTACCGTTTATAGTCTGAACAGTAGCATCTGCAAAAACAACTGTCTCAGACGCTCCTAGAAGGACATCAACAATATCTCCAACCTTTAATGCTGATGGATCGGGAATACTTTTTAAATTAAATCCATTATTTGTATTGTCTACAAAAAATCTTGAACTTGTATTGTAAATCCAAGAATTTGCGAATATTTGTTTTTGAGTTTTATTAAATTCTGGGTTTTTTATTTTTTCACCAACATTCTTTACAAATATTTTTTCACCTTCAGTGACTGATGATACATCACCAATAGTTTCAACATCCGATAATACACCAGTAATTCTTATTTCAACCTTTTTTGTTAAATCTCCATCTTCATAACCAAAAAACACATCATTTGTTCTTATTGGTGATTTAACACCCATTGCATTATCAACACCAACACATCCTAAGAACTGATTAACAGTTTTTGATGAATATGTGATTATATTATCACCAGATAGCAAAGTTCCTGTTGTTCCAAATCCAACGGTGCTGTCTACGGTAATAACTGATGATCCAACTGATACTGGGTTTATATTTGATGTTTCTGGTTGTATCTCGAAAGTCCCTTCAATTAAATCTCTATCATCAAACCCTACAAAGAGACCTAATTTAAAATATGTGCTAATTCCTGATCTTGTAAATATCTCAACTTCTGAAACTGATGCTTGAGTTGCTAAATCAGATGCTTTTTTGATTGTTTGACCAACTAATTTATCTGGATCTCCTGAAATTCTCTCTGCTACAACAATTTCTCTTCTTAGAAACTCTGCCGATGATGGTTTTGGTAGATATTGCTCTAAATCTATAACTTTTGGTGTTTCTCCAAATAATACTTTAAATAAAATTTTAAATGACTCTTCTGTGCCTTTAGATTCATAAAAAGATCTTGCTTCTTTGATAAAATTATTAACATCAAGGTCTGGAACAAAATCAACGTTCTCTAAACCTGGTGTTAGTGTATACTTTAACTTCTTATAAAATTCTTTTAGAAAATTAGCACTTAAATTAAGAACCTCTTCACCTGACTCATGTTCTGCTTGTTCTGTTTCTTCAAAAATAAGTTCTTCCGAATTTAAATTCGTTCTATAACTACTTATGCCACTAAAACCCCGAACTACTCCAGTAAAAGTATTTGTTGTTATACCTGTATATGTGAAAATCTCATCATTAATCTTAAATAAACCATACTGGTTGGGAAATCCCTTAGTTGAATATACTTGAACACTATCTGTAGTTGATGATATACCAGAATAAAGGGTTGTCTTACCTATGATCACCTCTGGAGTCAAATTATCCAGTTTAATATACTGATCAAGGTTATCTGCAAGATCAGTAGCACCTGATTGATGTTCTTGTGAGATATAATACTGTTTTAAGAAGTCAAGCGTCTTTGGACTCTCTGCTCGAATGAAGTCAGGGAGTTGATTCGCTAATATTTGCTGAACCTGTACTCGTTTCTCAAAACCAGTTTGTATCATTTCTTAGTAACCGCCTCCAGACGATGATGAACCTGAACTTGTGTTTGTTGTGGTTGTTGTAGAAGTAGTGGTAGTAGTTAAACTGGCAGTTGCAGTTGTCGTATCACCTCTTTTCAAACTTCCATTCAAATAACTTGATGTTGTCTTATAACCGACACCAGATATCTGCTCTCCAGATGAAATTGTATCCTTAACCATATTTATTGTGCTATCAGATACTGAAAAACTCAAATACAAGTCTTTTAATCCTATAACATCATTTGAGTCTGGGAATGCTTGAATCTCAATTATATTATTTGGTTTAACTGTGGATGTAATATTAAGAGTATTAACTATTATTTCACCTTTCTCATAGTCAACGATTCCAGCAGACTTCACAATAACTGTAAAGTCGTTACTTTCAGAAGATTCTCTCACAACAGACAGAGTTCCCATGTTGCCTGTTGCATTAGGGACATCAGTGAAGTATAAGGTTCCTGTTTGATTTGCTAAAGTAAATCCAGTGCTCTTAATATTGAATCCACTTACATTCTTCTTAAATGAATTACCATAACATAGTTCATATTGAGCAGATTGGTTCAACAACACCTTCATATTACGTCTTATGATGACTCTAGTAATGTTTGATGTAATTGAAGTATCTGCACCATCAATAATTTGTCCTAATTTACTATACTTGAATCTACCACCAAACTTATTGATGTTAGATGTTGAGAATGTATTTAAAACACTAGTGACGTTACCCTTTACCTCATCTACATTTGAAACTTGAGAACTGTTATAGTAGACAGCACTGTCTATTTCAACATATAATACCTTCAAATCAATAATTTTTTGATTTATACCAGATAAAGAATAATTTTTGAGTTTTGACTGTATATTTTGCTTATCAAAGTCTGAAACATAGTCACCATTCTTTGGTTTTATACTTATTAGCACTTGACCAAACTCTGGTGGATCGAGTTCCTCACCTCCTACAACCGCCACAGACTCTGTATTAGGGTAAATGGACTGAATTATTGCTTCATAGTCTCTAGCGGTCACTGCACGATACTGTGAAGCGTATATACGAGGTGCAAAATACTTAATTGAGTCAATACTTTCAATATCACCACCATTTGCAGCAGATTGATTGGTAGTTATCAAAATTTCGTTGGTTGGAACCACAGGATTATTATCAGAATCCAACACTCTACCTGCATAAGAGAAAATTGTAGACCCATTTCCCGCTTTTCCGTCAGTTATGATGTAAGTTGCAGTAATTGTTGATCCATTATCGAGTTTTTTTCCAAAATATCCATCTCCAAACAATAATTCATACTTTTCATCTTGAACTTCTTGTATTAAATAGGTCTCTGATGTTGAATCTATGTTTAAAATGTTACTTGCAACAGTATATTCCCTACCTAGAGTAGTTTCATTCGGTCCAGTGACATTTACAACGATTGTGGAACTGTCTATGAAGGAATTATCAAGCAAAAATCTCTGATCAAGTGATCCATCAACTAAAAATTGCTTTCTGAGGAAGGTTCCTTGAAAAATATCAATATTATTAAAGGTTGCAACACCATTTACTACTGTGGTAGTGATGCTAGAGGGTATTGAAAAGGTAATTGTGCTACTCTCAGATGCACCGATACACACTAAACCTGCTGCTAGAGTCAATGTAGGTGTATTTGATGTGGTGTTTATTGTAAAACTGATCTGTGCCTTTGCTGCAGACCTTGAACGAGGCACATATCCTATATTTCTTGCTAAAGAAACAACGTTTTCCCTCAAAGTTGCTGAATCTAGGAAAGATTCATTCACAACCATGTTTGAGTTAAACGCTGTTATGTAAGTATTATACGCTAAAGTATCAATTAAGACTGAAAAGTTTGACCCATCAAAGTCAAAATCCTTAAAATCAGAGTTTGCTCTTAAATAACTCTTTATTTGTGACTTTATCTGGTCAAAATCGAGGTTGGTAAACTTTGTAAAAGGCATATTATCGAGTTGCTTCTAGGATAAATGAGAATTCTTGAGGTGGTAACTCTTGTCCTACAATATCAAAGAAGATTGTAACGTCAAAATTGTTCTGATCAGGTCTAGGATCGACTTGAACTTGAACATTTGCGACTCTCGGTTCAAAGTTTTCTAAAGTTGTGATGATTTCTTGCTCAATTAGAGTTGAAGTTCCAAAATCATATAGGTCAAATAGGCTTTCATACACTGATGAACCCAAAAGTGGGTTGAAAAATCGCTCACCAGGAATAGTTTGCACCAAATTACGGACAGAACGACGAATTGCGTTCTCATTTTTAAGAACTGGAAGATCTTTAGTGATTGGGTGGGGGTCAAAAGATAAACTTATATCCTTAAATGACCTTGAAACCCTTTGTCCGTACATTTAATAAGAGTATACTCACTTTATTTATGTGAGTTGTGTAACACTTATCCCAGTTCTGGTTCAATATTAATCTCTACACTACCTGTAATTGCAGTATTTCCAACTCCAACGTCACCAAATGCCCTTTCCTTTGCTGTTTTCCAGAAATAATTCTCTTCATTACCCAATCCATCACGATCATGACCGTTTTCAACCTGATAATACACTGTAGAAACCTTGAAGTCTGGCATTTTTGGTGTCTCAGGAGTAATACTATTGTCGTAAATCCTCATTCTGTTGTTAGGATAGAGACAAAACTGTCCATTATCAAGTTCAATCAGGTTATGAGACTTATGTTCAGCAGGTTGTTCACTCGTAGAGTAGTCAATTGCGTCTACATCTTGATGATAATTGTCTAAAGTGCAGATATAAGTGCCTGTTTGAGTTCCAAAGTCCCTTGTATAGACCTCATAGTGCATCGAACCGATGAATTGTTTCTGCACTGCGACCACTCCATAGTCCATACAGTTCCAAAACTGCAGATTATGCAGCGTCATATCAGGATCTGGTGTCTCAGGAGACGAGACAAAAGCGGATATTGGTAACTTATC